TTTTTTATTATATGCCCTGCGCCCTGCGCCCTTTCTTTTCTTTTTTATTCTTCCCCGCCCTGGGCGCCAGGGCGCAGCTGAAAAGAGAAGAGGCCCGCAAGGGCCCCTCGATTATCATAAAAAATAGGGAGGGTGTTAGCCCTCCCCGCCCTGGTTAATCGTCCATCATGTTTTCGAATAAGGCCACGGCGTCTTGCACTGCCTCGCGCTTGACTGTTTTAAGCTTGGTTATCATTCGGTTGAGGCGGTAGTTGTTGCTGCCCTCGGGCGCTGCATCAGTCAAGCTTTTAATCAGATCGTTAATTTCACCAAGATCAATTGCCAAGTTAACCTCGAGGCTTGACTGTTCTACATAAGATTTTCTCATCGTGTCTTTTCCTTTATATGATAGGCTTGTTTGCCTATCACCACCCTACCAGATCACATACAAGTGGTCAACAACTAACTTAAAATAGCCCTGCGCCTTGACAAAAAACCCGAGCGCAGCGAGGCGCTCGGGTCAAAGGAAAGAAGCCCATTATCCCAAGGGCCAGGGGGTCTTATTAGAATTGTAATCGATATTTGCGACGGTTAGTTGCGTATTTACGCGCCCAGTTTTGCGCTGTCTGATAGTTTTTAAAGCCCAAGTCATCAGCTACCTTGCTCATGTTGCCTTTGTTTTTGATTATAGCCTCGTCAAAAAAATGAGTAGCCACTTCTGCTAGTACGTCCTGCAAGCAAAACCCAGGGCCAATTTCTCGATCAAGTACGTTGTTGCCTTGGCCTTGGTCTTCTATCTGGATCTGGATGTTAATATTCATTGTTCTTTCCTTATATGAAAAGGCCCAGGCGTGTAGACATCATCTATCGCAGCGCCTGGGCCGGGGTTTAATTAATAGATCCACTCATCAGGATAGGGTGACATGTCCTGATTAACCATTGCTCGATCTGCCATATCCTGATCGACCATAGCGTGAGTGCAAACTTTTGGCGCGGATAGGGTAGTAAACGCGCCACACCCGAACGCAGCGAACTGCTTAGAAGCTTGCTTAAACGTAAGCTTGTCATCATTGCCATCGTGCATATCATGCAGTTCGTATATGTCCCAGGGTTCGCCGCAATGCTTGCAATATATATCCATTTTTTCTTTCCTTCCTTCTTGAACAAGTAGAGTGTACCCCAGATGTAACTGGGGCACAAGTTCTATATGGATACCATTTCACCAGTAGGCTCGAATATCATCATAATGTCGGTGCATCCATAGTCCGCGCCCCAGTTATCAAGTGGTTCGAATAGCGCTTCACTTTGATTGTCGTTAGAATAACCACGGGCGTATAAAACATGATCATCGTCATATAATTCAAAATAGTGTGGATAAGCTTTTTTTTCGCCTGAAGTTCTATCTCGAGCTATCCCATTTTCAATTACGTTATGCGTTATAATGTAACTAGCCATTGATCTTTCCTTTATTTGAATGATGCAAGAGTGCATCGGATGCTGCCCCTCCCAGGGCAGACACCGATATACTCTTTATTCAGCGGGTTCTTTATCGAGAACACTGTGGATAACCACCCCTGATTCTTCGAACACCTCGATCCACACACGGGCGCCACAGGATAGAGGGTTGTCTGGTTTGTACACCAGGCGGCATGGGCTGTTGATAAACACCTCGTTGGCGTAGGTGTTTTCGCTGCGACACTTGACGGTGAACACTGGGTTACATTCTCCGCTTTTAGCGTTGGCGCGGATCACATGTTGGTTGACGTGTATTCTAGTTAGAGCCATTTGTTCTTTCCTTATATGAACATGATGCAAGAGTGCATCGGATGCTGCCCTGGGACAGGGCAGACACCGATATACTCTTTACGATACCCGAAACAATTTGCTCGGTTTCTTCCAGAATTGTTTGTGATCGGGGTGATCCTTGTCAGATGAATTTTCACATAGGCGCTTGAATGAGGATTCGCGATGCGCTTTCCACCATGTCATATCCGGCGCCTTGTTAGTTTTTAAACCGTCGTTAGTGTAGTTCCATATTGCCCAACCATTTAAAACCGCTTGGTTCCTCAACCCCTCGTGCTCAACCTTCAATCTTTCAATTTCAGCTTTGACGCTTGCAATACGTCCAAGTAGTGTTGCTTTGGTTTCCATTGTTCTTTCCTTTATTTGAATCTGGATCCGCCCGATTGCGTTTCCATAACATAGTTATGGACTAAAGATAACATGTTGTCAACAACTAATTTACAATTAATTTACAAGTTTACCATACGTCAACTTCGCCGTGATAGGGGTAACTTGGCGCGGCGCTTTTGTTTCGGATGCTTTGACCTTGACCCCATCCCCCCCTATTCGGGGGGTACTATCGTAGTATGCGTCTTATATAGTTGGTCCGAGAAAATCATTCCGAGGTTTTTCCATTCGAGGTACAAGTAGCATGAAAGTCGAACTAATAATCCATTTTGCCCCAAAAATTATACCCACTTTATTTTCATTTGGCTCTGCTATACACTAGGACCGAGAACATAGGACCGTGGCCCATGAGTGACATACAGAGTTTAATAACGACTATGGCGGAGCGTTATGGTTTGGACCCTGATATTTTCCGTCGATTGATTAAGGCGGAGAGTAATTTCAATCCGAATGCGGTGAGTGAGGATGGTGCTCTTGGTTTGGGGCAGATTATGCCTGATACGGCTAGGTCTCCTGGTTATCGTGTTACGCCACTTTCGAAAGATAAGATGTTTGATCCGGCGGAGAATCTTCGGTTTAGCGCGGAATATTTACGTGCGATGCTGGATCGTCCGGAGATTGATGGGGATTATCGGTTAGCGGCTGCGGCATACAATGCTGGTTTAGGTGCGGTAAAGGAGCATGGTGGTATTCCTCCGTTTAAGGAGACTCAAAGGTATGTGGGCAAGATTTTTGGTGGCGAGGGCCTTGGTTCTTTGAACGGGTCTAGTGAGTCTGGTGGGGCGGATTCTTCTGAGTTGTCGGCTCTTTTGAGTTTGATATCGAAGGAGGAGGATGAGGGGTCTTCGCAGGATGATTCTATGTTGCGGGGTCTTGCTTCTTTGCAGGCGGTTTTTGCTCCTGATGCTGAAGAATTTGTGAGCATTGCGCCTACGGCGTCGGTGTCTCGTGGTAAGAAGACGAATCCTTTACAGGGCTTGGGTTTAAGTGGGTTGAGTGATTTTTGATGAACTATGATATACTTGGCAGGGTTATGTCGTTGGTTTTGAACGATGCGTTTTACAAGAATCATAGTGTGTATAATTTAAAAAACTCTATTTTCAGTGCGGTGAAGCATGACAAGTGTTTTGTTCATCGTGTTGATGGTGAGGTTGTTGGGTATTGCACTTGGGGTTTTTTCAAGCGTGAGGAGCTAGATCGTAACTTTTGGGATGGGGATGAGGTGTTTGCTCGTTCGGAGTCTGAGGATTTAGTTTTGTATTTCCCGAAGTTTCAGTGTAGGCATGGTCGTCGAGAGGTTATACGTTTCATACGAGACATTCAGCAGTTTATGTGGGATAATCACCCAAATGTTGCCAATGCGGAAGGTTTAAGGTTATATCCTGATGGTAGTAAGCGTGATGAAAAGTGGCATAGGAAAGTAGCATGAGAAGTTTAATAAATCCATTTAGTGTATTGCGTCATGTAAATCTTTGGGACGTTGCTGTTTTTGATGTTGGCGGAGATGCAGATCCGGACGGTCCCGACGCGGACATTGCAGAAGGAATGGTTGCAAATACTCAGGATACAACAGCTACCAAGGACGCTCCGGCACCTACTGCACCTGATGGCGGCGCTGTCGCTGCTGAAATTGCGGCGGATACTCCAACTTCAGCAGAAAGCGCTTCAACCGCTGGTTTTGGCAACGCTTCGGCAGGTGAGTTTGGCGGCACTCCATCCGTTTCTGGTCCTGCACCTGACGCGTCATTGGGCCCTGATCCTGGGATATCTTACGGTGATCCTGGGATGGACCCTGTTTCAGCTCCTGATACCATTGATTCCATTAATTCCATTGCGGCGGGTGATCCTGGTGCATCGATGATCGACAGTGTCGGCACTCCATCCGTTTCTGTTGATACCATTGATACCATTGATGCCATTGCGGCGGGTGACCCTGGGACAGTGATCGACACGGTCGGCACTGTCGCTGTCGCTCCTCCTACCCAGACGATATCGCAACAGATTGCAGATAATGCTAAGGCTGGGACTGGGACTACGACTAAGACACAGGGGACGTTCACCCCTCCTACTGCAAGATCTGTAATGTCCACCGCGAGGGAGATAGCGGCGTCAAAAGCAAACCAAGATCGTAAAGACGGTCCTTTATCTGCTAGTCAGATTGCAGCTAACCTCACGAACGCAACCAACTTTGATGGAAAGTGGGGATACACGACTTGGGACGGCAAGACCGTAACCAAAGGCACAGACAAAACGGACGGCGGCGGAGTAGATATCGCTGGCGCTGGCTTTGCTAGGTCCGGGGGTCGAGCTGCGGATACAAACAATGACGGATTCGTGACCGCGGCAGAGGCAAAAGCCGCGGGGGGCCTAAAAGGGAACTTTGCGTCTAGTATTTCGAACTCTATTGGAGCAACGCCTCTAGGCTCTGGACTACCGACAACAGGCCTTGCGTCTATGGTTCCGAGTATGGGTCTACTCCCTGCTATAGGCATGGCGGCATATAACAGTAGAAAGGAGAAGACGGACTACTTTGGTAGGGGGAAGACTGCGCCTCCCACATCACTGAACGCTGAAGGGATGGTAGAAGCTCCTCAATATGGCAGCTATACGTCCATGGGCTTTGGTAACAGCGGTCAAGGAACGACAAGCAATTCCTTTGAGCAGGGCATACCCAGTGGTGAGGGTCCAGATCCTGAAGATCCAGTTAAACTAGAGCCTACGGTTCCTGGTCCTGTCTGCCCTGAAGGGTATGAGTATGATCAAGAAAAGAACATGTGTGTAATTGATCCGTTTAAGGAGCCTTTTCCGGAAACTCCGACTGTTCCGACTGTTCCGCCCGGCCCGACTGGTCCAACGTCACCCTACACAGCGGCACAACCTGTTGGTTTAAGTGCGTTGTTGCCGACGAATCAGTCTGCTTTCGTAGTGCCTACACCTAACGTACAACCAATTACAGTAGGCACACAACAGTCTGGAATAATGAATCCGTTGATGCAACAAGTGTTTCCGTATCCCAACACGATAACTTAATTGTTTAGATGAATCTTCAGGCTTTACCAGAGGAAGCATTAAAAGAAATCTTGGCCCTTACTGAGGCCAAGAAAACACTTGATTTACGTGAGGAAGCGTCGGAAAAGTTCATGCCGTTCGCTCACCACGTTTATGAAAACTTCATCGAGGGCCGTCATCATCGGATTATTGCTGAAAAACTTGAGCAGGTTGCACAAGGTAAACTCAAGCGGTTGATTATTAACATGCCGCCGAGGCATTCTAAGTCTGAGTTTGCAAGTTACTTGATGCCTGCTTGGTTTCTAGGTAGAAATCCTAAATTAAAGATCATTCAAGCTACGCACAACACGGAGCTTGCTGTTCGTTTTGGTAGAAAAGTGAGGGATTTGATCGATGATCCAGCGTATAAGGAAGTTTTTCCAGAGACCAACCTCAAGGAAGACAATAAAGGAGCGGGTAAATGGGGCACTGACAAGGGTGCTGAGTACTTTGCGGCGGGTGTTGGCGCTGCCATTACTGGTCGTGGTGCGGACTTGCTCATCATTGACGACCCTCATTCGGAACAAGACGCGTTAAGCGAGAGCGCGTTTGACAACGCGTATGAGTGGTACACTTCTGGTCCTCGGCAACGTCTTCAACCTGGCGGCTCCATCATTGTTGTCATGACTCGTTGGGGAAAGAAGGATTTGACGGGCAGATTGATAGCTGCGCAAGGAAATGATGTGCTGTCAGATCAGTGGGAGGTTGTGGAATTTCCTGCGATTATGCCCTCAGATGAGCCATTATGGCCTGAATTTTGGGATAAAGCGGCTCTTCTGTCGATTAAGGCTGATCTTCCTGTTGGCAAGTGGAATGCACAGTGGCAGCAGCAGCCTACGTCATCGGAGTCCGCAATCATCAAACGGGAATGGTGGCAGGATTGGGAGAAAGAAAAAATCCCTCCTTTGAGTTATATTGTGCAAGCGTATGACACGGCCTTCTCTAAGAAACAAAGCGCTGACTATTCTGCGATCACGACGTGGGGTATATTTAAACCTGAAGAGGGTGGCGCGGACAATATCGTATTACTGGATGCCCGACGAGGGCGATGGAATTTCCCTGAACTAAAGGAGATAGCCTATGAGGAGCACGAATATTGGGAGCCGGATATGGTGTTGGTCGAAGCGAAAGCGACGGGTACACCACTTATTGACGAGTTGCGGCTTCGTGGTATTCCAGCGTTAGGCTTCTCACCGGGCAAAGGAACTGATAAGGTAAGTCGTATGCACATGGTTGCTCCGTTGTTTGAGGCGGGAATGGTGTGGGCTCCGATGGAAGAAAAGTTTTCGGATGAGGTTATTGAAGAAGTAGTTTCATTTCCTAATGGCGAAAACGATGACTTCTGTGATAGTATGACTTTAGCACTCATGCGCTTTAGACAGGGAGGCTTTGTTTCTCTGGTGGGCGAAGAGGAAGATGAAATGGAATGGAGGCCCCGTAAAAGGGAGTATTATTGATGGCGATACCACCTAACATGGTTGCACCGGGGCTGGACCTCGACGACACAGAGGGTCTTCCTGACTTAGAGATAGAGGTCCCTTCCACAGAAATGTTTATGAGCGGAGCGGAAGTTCTTGACGATGGTCAAGGCGGCGCGATTGTTCAAGCGATAGACATGGCTGCGGATATTCCACAGGATCAGCTTATACCGTTTGACGCCAACTTGGCTGAGTATTTGGACGATGCCACCTTGGGGGAGTTATCGAACGATCTTCGCGGTATGTACGAGGATGACCTAGAATCGCGGTCAGAGTGGGAAACTTCGTATGTGAACGGTTTGGACTTATTGGGCGTCAAGACCGAAGAGCGGTCTACTCCGTTTGAAGGGGCTTCGGGGATTACCCATCCGTTGGTCGCGGAAAGTGTTACTCAGTTCCAGGCCCAAGCTTATAAAGAGTTGCTACCGTCTGGCGGACCCGTTCGCACTAGCGTTATTGGGGTGAAGGACGCTGCTAGAGAAGCTCAAGCTGTACGTGTTAAAGACTTCATGAACTATCAGATTACTGAGGTGATGGAAGAATACGATCCGGATATGGATCAGATGCTATATTATTTACCGCTGTCTGGTTCTACTTTTAAGAAAGTTTACTTTGATCCGACCAAACAACGTGCGGTGGCTAAATTTATTCCTGCACAGGATTTGGTTGTACCGTACTCAGCGTCAGATTTGGCGACAGCATCTCGCGTAACCCACGTTCTGCGCATGGACGTAAACGATGTTGCTAAGATGCAATATGCGGGTGTGTATCGTGATGTGGACCTGAGTTCATCAGACGATCAAGAGGAAGATCCTGTTCGTCAAAAGGTAAATGAGCTGGAGGGGTTATCAAAGAACTATAGCGACGATGTACTGACGATCTTAGAGATACATGCTGCGCTAGATATTGAAGGGTTCGAGGACATTGATCCTAGGACGGGCGAACCTACGGACATACGCTTGCCTTATATTGTGACACTGGATCATTCTTCTGGTCAGGTTTTATCTATTCGTCGTAACTATGACGAGTCTGATATTTTAAAACGTAAGCGGCAGTACTTTGTACATTACAAGTTCACACCGGGTCTTGGGTTCTATGGTTTCGGTTTGATCCACATGATCGGTGGTTTAGGCCGTGCGGCGACAAGCTTACTGCGCCAGTTGATTGATGCGGGCACTCTGTCTAACTTACCTGCTGGGTTTAAAGCTCGTGGGGTACGTGTACGTAATGACGACGAGCCTCTTCAACCTGGTGAGTGGAGAGATATAGACGCTCCAGGGGGCAGCATCAGAGACGCTATTGTACCATTGCCGTATAAAGAGCCTTCGAATGCATTGGCTACCATGCTGGGTGGTTTGGTCAACGACGGTCGTAGGTTTATCGCTTTAGCGGACCAACAGATGTCGGACATGAATCAGGAGACTCCTGTCGGCACCACAGTTGCTATGTTGGAGCGGGGCATGAAGGTCATGTCTGCGATTCATAAACGGATGCACTACGCACAAAGAACGGAGTTCCGTCTCCTTGCGCGTATCTTTGCTGAAAACTTGCCTCCTATGTACCCGTATGAGGTTGCTGGGGCTCCGGCGCAGGTTAAAGGTGAAGACTTTGATGCGCGGGTGGATGTCCTCCCAGTCTCAGACCCGAACATCTTTTCGATGTCTCAGCGAGTTACGTTGGCACAAACGCAACTACAGTTGGCGCAGTCTAATCCTCAGATGCACAACTTACACGCTGCGTATCGTCGGATGTATCAAGCGTTAGAGGTGCAAAATATTGACGAGATATTGCCTCCACAGCCTCAACCTCAACCAAAAGACCCTGCGTCGGAAAATGCGGGTATGATTGGTGGTGCCCCTGCAAAAGCGTTTCCACAACAGGACCATGATGCGCACATTCAGGCGCACGTATCTTTGCTTGAGTTGGATATATTGCAGCAAACACCTCCCGTCTTGGCGGCGTTGTTTAGCCACGTACTAGAGCATGTTAACATGAAGGCGCGGACCATGGTTCAGCAGGAGATTGATCAGGTTAAGGCCCAACAGATGCAGGGTGTGCAAGACGGCGTGGCGCAAATACAAGGATTGGCTCGGACAGGGGCGATTCGTCCGGAGATTGCGCAACAGCAAATACAGCAGTTACAAATGCAAGGTCAGGCGCAGCAGATGCCCCCTGATCAAGTTGAGGCTAGAGTAGCGCAACTTGAAACAGAGCTCTTGACTCAGATTATGCCGATGTTGTCATACAAAGGCAAAGCGGAGACAAACGAGGATCCACTTGTCACAATTCGGATGCAAGAGCTTGCTATTAAGCAGATGGAGGCGCAACAGAAAACTCAACTGGATCAAGCGAAAATTCAACTTGAGCAAATGAAGATGGAGCAGCAAGCGACTACTGATTCGGCTCGGCTAGAGTTACAAGAACAGATTGCCGATGAGCGTAGTGACGTGAACCGCGAACGAATTGACGTTCAGCGACAAGCGATGGAGCAACGGAATGCCTCTCAAAACAGGTAAATCAAAGAATGTTATCAGCCAAAACATAAAGACAGAAATGGCTGCTGGGAAACCGCAAGAACAAGCGGTGGCTATTGCGTTAGGCAAAGCGGGAAAAAAGAAATATTCCTCTGGCGGCACAGTTAACTCTAGGTTCAGTCCTATAGCTCGTCCGCAGAGGTTTATGGGAGAGTTCTAGTGGATCCCGTTAGCGCAATTGCTGCGGCAACAGCGGCGTATCAGGGTATCAAGAAGGCTATCGATGTGGGTCGGGATATCAGTGGCATGGCTGGGACTGTAGGTCAGTGGTCAAAAGCCCTTTCAGATCTTGATTATCTTGAGCAACGGGCGCTTAAACCGCCAGCATACAAGATGTTTTCTAACACGGAAAACGACGCTATCGAGTTGTGGGCGCATAAACAAAAAGCGAAAGAAATGCGTCAAGAACTAAAGGACCACATTTCTTGGAATTACGGCCCCAGCGCTTGGGATGAAATTCTTAAAATGGAAGCCGAGCAAAGAAAAATTCAGAAAGATCTCGTCTACAAAAAACAAGAGTTTATAGACAACTGCCTCAACACAATTATCATCGGGCTACTTCTTCTCGGTGGGATAGCCTCATTGATCTTTATACTGTATCTCTACAACGAAAGAAACGGTAACTACTGATGTGGGTGTTAGTATGGTTTCATATTATCAACAATAACATAACGAGTTATGAGTTGGGGCAATTCAGCTCCAGAAACGAGTGCATTAGCGCTAAAAATGAAGCCAAGGTCTTAATCGTTAATCAGAATACAGTGACATATTGTTTTGAGGTTACAACAGAATAAAAGCGGAAAGTATGTTGTATATGACAAATCAGGTAAAGTTGTTATAATAACCAAAGACAAACGCGCAGCGGAGTATTTTTTAGATGGAAAAAGAACAGTACGACTTAAACGCAAACGGTAAGATTGACCCCAGCGAGAGAGAGCTTATGCTGGAAGATCGTCGTCTGCGCATGGAAGATGCTGATGCTAAAAGAGACGCACAGAGACGCATGACGTGGTTTGCTCTGTCGGGCATGATAATGTACCCAGCGGTCATCCTGTTAGCCTCTGTGACGGGCTTTGACACCGCAGCGAAGCTCATAGCCGACATAGCTGCCGTATACGTTATCGGGGCCAGCGGAATTGCTGCGGCATATTTTGGCTTCAACGCCATGGAGGCTAAGAAATGATACAAGCGTTTATAGGCCCGATTGCCAACCTAGCGGGAAGCTGGTTGCAAGGCAAAGCGGATAAGAACGCCGCAAATGCAGAGTTAAAGCTAACCGAGGCCAAGGCCAAGGCTCAGATATTGATGTCAAAAGAGACAAGCGTTGCCGATTGGGAGCGCATTATGGCTGAAGGATCCAGGTCCAGCTGGAAAGACGAATGGTTTGTAATTATCCTGTCGATTCCATTGGTTCTTTGTTGGGTTCCAGGGGCGGAAGGTTGGGTTGATCGTGGGTTTGAGCAGCTTAACAAGGCGCCCGACTGGTATTTTTATAGTTTGGGTTTAGCAATTTCTGCAAGTTTTGGTGTGCGAGGCGCAACTGCACTGTTTAAGAGGAAGTGATGACCAAACTTTCCGAAAGCTCAGAGTTTACGATACCGTTAAAGAACTTGTTAGCAATGATTGCGGCTACAGCAGTAAGTGTCTGGGCCTATTTCGGGATCAGTGAGCGGTTAAGTTTTTTGGAGCACAACCTAGAGATGTTGGCTATTGAGGTTGAGGAAAACGACAACTGGATTGACGAGTTTAAACCGCCGCCAGAAGTGGCTGACGCTATTGCTAGAGTTAGGGCAATGGAAATCAGGCTTAAAGAAATCGAAGTTAAACTGTATATGGCTGGCATAAAGTAAGGAGAATACAATGGGATTTAAATTATCACGACGTAGCCTTGATAGGCTTGAGGGTGTAGACGAGCGCTTAGTCGCTGTCGTTAATCACGCAATCACGGCAACGAAAGTTGACTTTGGTGTTATCCAAGGGCTGAGAACGCTAGAGATGCAAAAAGAACTTGTAGCCAAGGGCGCAAGCCAAACTATGAAGTCGAAGCACCTGACAGGACATGCCGTTGACCTTATGGCTTATGTTGGAGGCAAGGGTTCATGGCAGTTGCATGTATACGATGATCTGGCTGACGCGATGAAAGAGGGCGCAGAGATGGCTGGCGTCGCTGTGAAGTGGGGCGCTGCTTGGAGCGTTGGTGATATACGCCACTGGAAAGGCTCGATGGAAGATGCTATGAATGCTTACATTGACCTTCGAAGGTCTCAAGGAAGACGCCCGTTTATTGATGGGCCGCATTTTGAAATTATACTGTAGGAGGGCAATATGCCTGCACCCAAAAAATCACCTCGCCCAAGGAAAAGACCAGAAGAGGTAACTATGACAAATCAGGAAGTGGCAGAAGCCAGGGCTGTGAAAAGCGGTAACAATGAAGCCAAACGGAGGTATTTACAAGACAACGAGCTTCTTCTAGACTATGGAGAGGTTAAAAAGTTTGGTGACGGAGGCATGACAACGCCTAAACCACGCGGCTGTGGAGCGGCTCAAATGTCTGGATTCCGTGGGGGCGAAACTTACTGATGCCAACAATTATGATCAGCATTATGCCTGACGGAATCCCTGTTGATAAAATGGAAAAGGGTGACGATGGGTCAAGCTGTCCTGTAGCTACGCAAGATGCCGAAGTTAACGAAGTTAACAAAGTGCAGGCTATTGACGAAGCCAACTACCGAGATCCAGCGGACGACGGTGGTTTTAAATTAACAGATATCTGCGGCAATTGTGGCGCATACAACCAGACAGAAGACATGCTCAAGTGTATTGGCGATGATTCTGGGGACTTGGGTTACTGTCAGATATACAAATTCATGTGTAAAGCGGATCATACCTGTGATGATTGGGTCACAGGTGGCCCAATAACTGCCGACGCTGAGGGTTCAGAAAGAGATATTCTTTAATGGACGGTGTTGATCTCGCGAAATATATGTATAAGCTACTAAGAGAGCGCGAACAAGAGATTGCAAGTGCTTTGGGAATGGATGCTGCCAAGGACTGGGAGCATTATAAACTCATGGTGGGTGAGATACGGGGCATCACCTACGCTCGTGAGGAACTTAAAGCCCTGCTGGAGAATCACGCTGACGATGTCGAAGACCTTATATCTTCCTGAACATGTCGCGCAGAAAATAAACAAAGAGAAGAAACCCGCAGAAGCGGACTCTTCTTCAGTTGAAAGCGCGTATGTTGACGCGCAGGATCGAGTGCTTGATCCTGCTCTTTTAGAAAAACCTTTACTTGATCGTCTCCCACAGCCAACAGGTTGGCGGGTTTTGGTTATGCCTTATCAAGGCGCGACTAAAACTCAGGGAGGTATTTACATCCCCGATGAGATAAGGGCCCGAGAAGCTGTAGCCACGGTTGTGGCTTATGTTTTAAAGATCGGACCCCTAGCCTATCAAGACCCTGATAAGTTTGGGAAAAATCCCAAGTCATGGTGCGAAGAAGGACAATGGGTGTGTATTGGCCGATACTCTGGTTCGAGGTTCAAGATCGACGGCGGGGAAGTTCGCATCATTAATGATGACGAAGTCATTGCCACGATACTAGAACCCGACGACATCAAACAGGTTTAGGAGAGCGGTATGTCAAAAGAAAATGAGAATACAAATGAAGAGGCTGTTGCAGAAGAGGATACAGGCGTTGAGGTTGAAATTGAACCTGTAGAGGATGAAGGATCCTCAGAAGAAAAAGTTTCGGTTGCGTCTGACGACGACGAACTCAACAACTACAGCAAAAAGGTTCAAGGGAGAATCAAGAAACTTACGGAGAAATACCGTAAGGAAGAGCGAGACCGTGAAGAAGCGGTCACCATGGCTCAACGTCTTTTGGATGAAAACAATAAGCTAAAGACGCACGTTAAAAACCTAGACAAAGGATATGTCCAATCAGAAGAGTCTCGTATTGAAGGGCAGATAGCTAACGTTAAGCAGCAGCACAGGGCGGCATACGAGTCTGGAGACAGCGACGCGATGTTCGCCGCTCAAGAGCAGTTGTCCAAGATGGCTTTAATGCAAGAGCGGGTACGCGCTGCAAAGCAGAGGTTGTCTGTGCAAGAGCAAGAGCCTGCGCCGCAACAACATGCACAAACTATTGCCCCTGTTCAAAATAAAGAAGTCTCTCCTGACCCCAGGGCACAGGAATGGGCAGATAAAAACGAGTGGTTTGGGTCAGATGATATGATGACTTACGCTGCTTTTGGGCTTCATAAGAAATTAGTTGACGAGGAAGGATTTGACCCGAACTCCGAAGACTACTATACTGAAGTTGATAAACGTATGAGGTCGGAATTTCCACATAAATTTCAACCTACGAAAAGATCGGGCGGAGCACAGGTCGCACCTGCTGGCGCTTCAGCTACCCGCAGTACAGCAAAATCAGGGCGCAGGTTGGTGAAGTTATCACCATCACAAATTGCGATGGCAAAACGTTTAAACGTACCGCTTGAAGAATATGCAAAATATGTGAAGGATTAAGATAATGGCTGATAGAAAACCTCGCGCAAGCGAAACCCGCGATACAGAAACGCGCAGAAAACCGTGGGCACCGCCCAGTCACCTTGCAGCACCTGAAGCCCCTCCAGGCTTTGTGCATCGTTGGATACGAGTTGCAATGCGTGGTGAGGAAGACAAGATGAATGTCAACGCCAAGCTACGTGAAGGATGGGAACCTGTCCGGAAAGACGAATATCCAAACTATGAAGCCCCTGTTATCGATGATGGTCGATACGAGGGTGTAATTGGTCAAGGCGGACTGATGTTGTGCCGCATACCTGTTGAAACAGTAGCAGAAAGAACTGCATATTACGGGGGCAGAACCCGCGAACAAATGACTGCTGTAGATCAGGACCTTATGAAGGATCAACATCCTTCAATGCCGATAAGTAACTCTCGGCAAAGTCGTGTATCATTCGGAGGATCTCGTAGAGACTCCGATTAACTTAGAAAAAGGATTGCTACGATGGCAAACACTAACGGTGCATTCGGGCTTCGCCCGATTGGCGTAGTCGGACAGGCTGCGAACACCACTGGTGCGACCGAGTATCGTATTGCTTCCGGAAACACTAACGCGATTTACCAAGGTTCACCCGTAATTCCGCTGTCAACAGGCTTTATTGACATTGTTGGCGCGGCTGCTGGTGGATCTGTAGGTCTAGTAGGTGTTTTCTGGGGATGTGAATACGTTTCGTCCACCACTGGAGAGACTATCTTCTCTAACTCATGGCCTGGTTCTGGCGCTGATTCCGATCACCCAGTCAAAGCCTTTGTGTATGATAACCCTATGCAAACATTTGTAATTTGTTCAGACGCCTCGCTCACAAGCGAAGCTGCTGCTCGAGCGCACGTGTTCGCAAACGCAAACTTCGCTGCTGGAACCTCTGGAGTTTCTTCCACAGGTATTTCTTCTGCTAAGTTGGGTGTCAGCACTATCGCTACCACTGCTGCATTGCATCTTCGTATTATGGGCATTCAAGATGACCCAGAAAATGCGGATTTCGCTGCCGCTGGTATCCCACTAATCGTTCGATTGAATAACAGCTTCAACTCCGCCAACGGCGCGATTGCTGCTGGTACTCCATCGACCACTGGCGTATAAGGAGGTCTAAAGAATGGCTATTTCTCGCGCACAATTAGCGAAAGAACTAGAACCAGGTCTCAACGCTTTGTTTGGTATGGAGTACTCTCGGTACGAAAACCAACACGCAGAGATCTACACAACAGAATCTTCTGATCGAGCATTCGAAGAGGAAGTTATGTTGAGTGGTTTTGGCGCAGCACCAACCAAATCGGAAGGTTCTGCAATTAACTTCGACGACGCTAACGAAGCATACACTGCTCGTTACAACCACGAAACAGTGGCGCTGGCATTCTCAATCACTGAGGAAGCTATCGAAGACAATCTCTATGATCGTCTTGGTTCGCGTTACACTCGTGCGTTGGCTCGTTCGATGGCACACTCAAAGCAAGTTAAGGCCGCTGCGGTTCTTAACAACGCATTTACTGCTGGCGCATCTGCTGGCGGTGATGGCGTTGCTCTTTGTGCAACTGACCACCCGCTTACTAACGGTGGTACGTTTGCCAACGAACCAACAGTAGCTGCTGATTTGAACGAAACATCTCTTGAAGATGCTTTGATCAACATCGCAGGTTTTGTTGATGAGCGTGGTCTTAAAGTTGCTCTTCGCGGCAACAAGCTGGTCATCCCTCGCCAACTGCAATTCGTTGCAGAGCGTTTGATGGTTTCCAACCTACGTGTTGGCACGGCTGACAATGATACGAACGCAATCCGTTCCATGGGGATGTTGCCTGATGGCTATGCCGTCAACGACTTTCTTACGGATCCAGATGCGTTCTTCATTAAAACAGACGCACCTCGCGGCTTCGTCCATTTTGAGCGGACTCCAATGTCCACCAACATGGAAGCAGACTTCGACACAGGTAACATGCGCTTTAAAGCGCGTGAGCGTTACAGCTTTGGCTTTAGCGACCCTCGTGCGGTATTTGGTTCCCCTGGAGCATAAACACCAAGGGGATAAAACTAGAGGGGGCTGCTTCGGTAGCCCCTTTCTTTTTGTTTAGTTCTCCTGTATTGTTTCTATATCCCTGACAGCTGCATGGTGCGGCTGACTAACCCAGACAGGAGATCAACATGGGTACGACAACTTTTTCAGGTCCTATTAAAGCGGGGACCATCAAAGAAACCACAGGAACAACCCTCGGGTCAAACATAAAAAACACTGGTCAAGTCGTTATGGCGCAGACTTTTGCCGCAGATTTATCTGGTGGCGCATTGGCGGCTCAAGTAACGAACGTTGTTATCCCTGCTAATTCGCAGATCATTGACTGTGTAATAGATGTAATTACAGCGGCTAATGCTACCACCAATTTGAGCGTTGGTGACACGGTAGGCGGCGCGGCTACAATTCTGAACACTTTCGCAAGTGGCACAACCGCAGGTCGTAAGTATCCGACTACTGAAGCAGGTGCGGCACTAGCGTGGGAAGACACTGGCACCGCAGATATTCGTTTGACAGTTACTGCGTCGGCAGCGACGAACGCTGGAGAAGTACGGTTCACTATTTTGTATCAGCAAAATAATAACCTCTCTTAATAGGAGACTTAGATGTCAGGTCCAGTAACCGCATATAATTGGGTCCAAGGCACAACTGCTGCGATTGTTGGGCCTACTCGTTCTCGTCTGCGCCAGATTGTTATTTTTGCTGATGCAGCGGGCGCGTTTACTCTCAAGGACGGCTCTGCATCAGGAACTGTTTTGTTGACTCAAACATTTCCTACAGGCCATCACGTTATGAATATTCCAGACAACGGGATCATTTTCAAAGAGGGTGTGTTTGTTGCAGCGTTTACAGGTTCCTCAAATCAACTTACAATTTTCTTGTCTTAGAGGGCGAGATGGTTGGTAGTGAGGTAACCTCAGTTCACTCTCACACCTCGGCAGCGTTGGTTCAGAGACGCTGCCGATTACAAGCTGTTGTCGTAACATATGAGAGTGGGGCTTCGGGAGATGTTGTTTTGTATGACAACGCTTCAGCAGGATCCGGTAAGGTTCTTATGGAGGTTGATCAAACCCAACAGGGAACGAACGAGGTGTATATCCCTGGAGACGGCATTCTAGCCAAGAAGGGCGTTTACGTGACTCTCCCATCTAATACGAAAATAACAGTGTTTGTGGAGTAGTTATGGCTAAGATCGACAAATCTAAGATGAAGTGCAACAAGCCGAAGCGTCAGATATCTGGCGGCAAGAAGTCTGTTGTGAAAGCCTGTGCTAATGGAAAAGAAAAGATTATTAGATTTGGCGATGCTAATATGACGATCAAAAAATCCAATCCTAAACGCCGCAAGTCTTTCCGCGCTCGGCATGGATGTGACACTAAAAAGTTAGATAAGCTATCGGCCCGTTACTGGTCGTGCAAGATGTGGTAAGAGTAATGGACAAGAACACACAGCTTCTAGTTTTAGGCACAATTCTAACTCTGTCTTCTGCGGGCCTTATTTGGATCGTAAGTACTCTCGTGACTGTAGATAAACGCACCGAAGTCATGGATGTAAAAATGGATCATTTAGTTCAAGCGATAGACCGTTTAGCAGAAAGGCAGGCTGTACTTGATAAGTCGTGGACAGATACCGTTTCAAATCTCAAAACCCCCAGAAGAGTTGATTAATGGCAAAAAAAACAAAAAAGGACGCGTGTTACCGAAAGGTAAAAGCTCGGTACAAGGTCTGGCCCAGCGCTTACGCATCGGGGGCCCTGTCCAAGTGCCGAAAGGTCGGGGCCGCAAACTGGGGAAACTCTACTAAGAAAGCCGCCGAAGGTGGTGTAATGACTTCAGTAGATAATCCTAAACGTCCAGCACAAAACCGATACAGCCCTGGTGGTATGATTGCTTCTGGATGTGGCATAGTAGAAGAAGATCGACGTAAGCGTACAAGGACTTTCTAATGGCAAAGAACTCCCTTCAAGAATGGTTTGGACAAAACGACGGTAAGGGTTGGGTGGACTGTAAGACAGGAAAACCCTGTGGTCGTCAAAAGGGGGAGAAGCGTAAAGGCTACCCTGCTTGTAGACCTACGATGGCGCAGTGCACGTCTGCCTCTAAAAAGAAAAAATCGTCAAAGCGTATAAGCTGGAAAAACAAAAAAGCTAACGGCGGGTTGGTGAGGGTGTTTTGATAAGAGAGTGGGCAGAGGAATTATCCGAACCTACAGAGCACAACAACGGTGTTCCTGCCTGCCCATTTGCACTTCCCGCTGTTAAAAACGGCGAAGTTAAGACGCTTGTTTCAGATAACTTATGGCTAGACGTGTTGAATGAATCATCTAAGTTTCTTCAAACTGGTTATAAAGTTACGATGGTCTTTGATTTTAACTACGGAAAAGAGTATAATCAGTTAGAAGACGAATGCATGGCGATGAATAACTTCTACGCGGCGGCGGGGATAGACCTTTGGTTACTGTCGTACTTGAAAGAAAAAGCCATTGTGTTCATACAGCGTTGGACTGAGTTGGAAAACGCTGCTGTAAAGTTGGAAAAATTAGGGTACTATACGAACTATAGTACAGAAGATTACCAGCGCCACATCATGACGCGCAGAAATAGGAGTTCTTAAAATGCCAGGTAAACTTAATATGGTAAAAAACAAACAGGGTAAGATGGTCCCTGATTACGCCGCTGATGGAGTCGGTAAGATGATGCGTGGCGGGCAAGCTAAGATGATGCGTGGCGGGCAAGCTAAGATGATGCGTGGCGGGCAAGCTAAACTCGGATACATGGACGGCGGTTGTGTAATGCCTGGTCGTGGCGTTCGTAACACAAACATGAGTTGATGCTATGACAACTTCAGGTTCAAGAGACTTTAACCTCGATGTAGCGGAGGTTATTGAAGAGGCATATGAGCGGTGCGGATTAGAAGTTCGCACTGGTTATGACGCCAAGACTGCACGTCGTTCTTTGAATCTGATGTTTGCAGAATGGGCTAACCGTGGGTTAAACCTATGGACAGTAAAGCAGAACACCATAACCCTTACGCAGGGCCAGGCACAGGAAACTTTAACTGATGATGTAGTTGATTTGCTTGACGTAGTTCTTCGCCGTGACGGTACAGATTACGAGGTTGAGCGGATTAGTCGTGGCGATTACGCCACACTCCCCAATAAAACAACGCAAGGCCGTACAAGCCAGTACTGGCTTAATCGTCAAGTCGATCCGGTGATTAATTTATGGGCTGTGCCAGAAAACTCTACGGATCAGTTGATATATTACTACGTGCGCAGGATCGAAGATGCAGACACTTTGGTAAATACGACCGACATGCCTTTTAGGTTCTTCCCCTGTATGGTAGCGGGTTTAGCCTATTACATAGCTATGAAGAGGTCTCCAGAACGCATCCAGCTTTTGAAAACAGTGTACGAAGAAGAGTTTCAACGTGCGGCTGACGAGGATCAGGGCAGGACTCCTCTTAAACTACAGCCTAGTTTAAGTTATTTGAGGGTATAATGGCTTACGCTAACGGAAAAAAGGCTTGGGGTATTTCAGATCGGTCAGGTCGCCGTTACCGCTTGCATCAGATGAAAGTTGAATGGACAGGCGCAAAGGTTGGCCCTGATGAATTTGAACCAAAGCATCCTCAATTATACCCTCCGAAAGTAGGCCCAGACCCTCAAGCTTTGCGAAACCCACGACCTGATAAGGCGGAATCATTACAAGTTTATGTTGGAGTGCCTACGGTTGAGGCTCCTACACTCGAACGCATTCGAGCTATTGGTGCCCCAGGGGAAGTTTCCGTTATAGGTACTACGGGTGGGGCTAATGCCACACCAACAGGTGTAAGTGCAACGGGTGGTGTTGGTACGGCTTTTGTAGACGATGTTAGCTTTTCTGTAACGGGAGTTTCAGGTACGAGTGCTATAGGTTCTGTAACCGTAACAACCACAGGATACACTACATATACAGTCACAGTTGCATCTGGAACAAACAGCTACGGGACGGGTAATAAATACTACATTGGCGGTTCTGTTTCTCCTACGCTTAGTTTAAATGAAGGAAACTCTTATCGCTTTGATCAAAGCGATTCCAGCAATAGTTCACATCCTTTCCGGTTTAGCACTACCGCTAATGGAAGTCATGGTGGGGGTTCAGAGTACACCACGGGGGTTACTACTAGCGGTACACCTGGAAGTGCAGGTGCTTATACTCAAATAACGGTGGCGTCAGGTGCTCCAACATTGTATTACTATTGCACCAACCATTCAGGTATGGGAGGCCAAGCGAACACACCATGACAATGACATATGGCGAACTGAAACAAGCCATTCAGGACTATACAGAAAATGACGAAACCAGTTTCGTTAACAATCTTCCTTTGTTTATTAGGTTGGCAGAAGAACGAATACTTAAAAGTGTGCAGTTAAATCTGTTTCAAAAGAACCAGTTTGGCACTATGTCTACGGGCAACGAGTACTTGACTGCCCCTTCCGACTTCTTAGCTCCTTTCTCGTTAAGTATTGATGTCAGTGGGGACAAAGAGTTTTTAATTTTTAAAGAGTTAGACTTTGTGCAGACATACAACCCAGACGCCACTACTACTGGTCAGCCTAAGTATTATGCTCAGTTTGACGTGGATAACTTTATCTTAGCGCCTACCCCAAATGCAAACTATACTGTGGATATTCACTACTTATATAGGCCCGCATCACTAACCGCGGGTGCGGACAGTGGGACAAGTTGGCTTTCCACTAATGCAGAGATTACTCTTTTGTATGGATCACTGATTGAAGCGTATATATACATGAAAGGAGATCCAAATTTGATGCAAATGTATAACCAAAGATTTGTGGAAGGGGCTTCCCGACTGAAGAACTTGGGCGAAGCTCAAGAGGTTGTAGATGAGTATCGTTACGGACAGATTAGGAAACCACGCACATGATTTCAGAGTTAAAGATAGATTTACCTAATGAATTTAAGGTAGAGGTTCATACCACTCAGAACCGTGGCTTTACGCCAGAAGAAGTAGCGGAACGGTGCGCGGAGAAAATTATTTCAGTTTCAGATGAAGCACACCCTGCGATACAAGCGCAGGCTCGTGCTTTTCAGAAGCGTATCGTACAGTTGGTGGGTTTCTATTTACGCGAAGCTGTTAAAAGTGATCGAACTACTGTATATAATGCAATCAAAGATGCGGGGCACCCTGACCTCGCTGAACTTATAAGGAGAATGTGACATGGCCTTTTCAGGAAACTTCATGTG